AACTTACCCATCTGAGGCATACCAAACGTACCAGACATTTCTGTCTGTGGCTTGTGGAAAGACCCTTGTAGGATAACCGATCTGTCTTCTGCCATACTGTCAATCGACGTTTCTTTGTCGTCACCAGTGATTTTAACAAGATCCAAGAACCCCAGTCCATGCGTATGTTTAACGATGTCTTTTAAGATGTCTATCATAATGTTCTTATTGTATAGTATATTTAGGTCTTAGTCTAGTGTTATTTCACTAACTTTGTACACAGCAGGATTTTGTTTACCAGGTTTCTTGAATATGGCATAACTGGCACCTGGCCTGAACTGATTCATTTCTACCACCTCGTAACCCTCATCTTTAATTATTTTGGCCATGGCAGTTTTGGTGTTGTAATTCCAATAACCTCTCTTGGCAAGATCCAACTCTTGATCGTAGTGACAGTCAGCATACTGAATGAAGCAATATCCTCCGGGGATCAGCACCCTCTTGATGTCATGCAGGTATTGTTGCACGTGCTGTTGTGTAAAGAAAACAAATGTGTCCCAACTAAACACGAGATTACAACTGTTCTGCGGTATGTTTGAGCAATCTGTGTTGCGTGTACTGTAGAATTTGAGGTACTTGTGGTGTCTAGTGTTAAATTTCTGCCTTATCACTTTCTCCCTGTCAAGTAGTACGTCTAGGAAGAAGTTTAATCTCCATGCTCTAAAATCCATAGAGAACATTCCATTGCCTGGACCTATCTCTAGACTGTTGTATATGTTTGTTTTTGCAAACTGGAATATCTTGCTTTGTACGAACCTCTGTAGTGTGGGGTCGATTGTGGATACTAGTTTTTTTTGATCAAGGTCATGCCTGAACCATTCAGGAGTTTTATCTAATCTGTCGACGACTTCTTTGTTGGTGGCATCAACGGCTAATTCGATGTCTTTTAATATTTTAAGATTTGAATCGATCAATTCTTGTAGGTCTTCCTTTTTGACTCGTTCTAGTTTCTCAATCAGTAATTTTATCTCTTCTATGCTTAACATAACTTTATTTAGAATTCAAACAATTTATTGAATGTATTTGTGGTCTCTGTTGATTGTACGTCCCAACCCAGCACACCTATAAGGTTGTCTATCTTCTGATCAAGTATTGTTGCTTCCATGGCATCACCGTCAAACGGTAGTTCCTTGAACCACTCCGGTATACGCATCTCGTCCACTGGATATGCGATACTCGTATAGCCTAATGGATTGTTTTTGAGTTTACACACTATCACTTTGGCACCATCTGTTATTGGCACACTGTACTTGTCTCCGTACATCTCTCTACATCTATTCCAATTCATGCTGGCTCTCACGTGTCCTGGCATGTTTGCTCTACCGGCCTTTTCCTCGGCCGCTGTGTACTTGGTCATGTTGTTTGCTCTCTTGGGAGATCCCTTCTCCCATCCTGGTCTAGATTTAAACTCTGCCCTGAATTCGCTGATTTTTTCTAGTACTTCTTTCTCTTCCTTGCCTTGTAGGACCATGTATAGAAGATCACTCAGGAAGTCCTGCACGAAAACAGGTGTGTCTGATCTTTTAAGGTCTAGTCCCATGGCTTTCATCTTGCCATCCTTACCGTCGACATCTTCACGTTTACCTTCTTTGTCATAGTACAATACAGCATATCTTTTCTTTGTGATAAACAACCCTTTTGATGCAACAAGTTCTCTGCCTGCCGCTATAACTTCTCCACGTGTGCTAGGACAATGGAAACCCTTTGTCATGAATGATTTGAAAGATCCGTTTACTTCATCTGCTATCCTGTCATACAGTGCCACGACGGAATCTTTGGTCCATGGTATAACACCTTCGTTGATCTCTTTTTGTAATGTCTTGTATGCTGAGAAGTAAACAGAGTCTGTGTCTCCATACACAACACTCTCACCTTTGTGGTCATACTTGCCTGCAACAATCTCATTGACTTTACTTGCCATGTGTTTTGTGATACACCTTCCTGTTAGTGTTACACTTTGTCCAATCCTCATGTCAAAGAATCTACAACCCGGGTTCAGGATCGCACCATATAGACTGTTTAGATTAATTTTCTTTACAAGTTGTCTCTTGTCCCAATATTCTCTTTCGATCTCGTTGTCTCCGCACTCACGCATCTTCTTCTGCATGTCCTGTCTCTCTGCATACCAACGCTTCAACAAACCCGGAATGATTGCTTCGTACTCGTATGTGAATATTGTGCCATTAGCACTTAACATCCATTTGTTGTTGCCATCAAACACGATCTCGTACAGTTGTGCCGCACTCATACGCACACTGGTCTTGTCCTCCCAGTCCACTATGATCTCTGTGCCCTTCTCTTGATTCATCACTGCCTGATACTCCCAACTACCAAATTGGCTGTCCCACGCCGCCGCGAATGATTTCTTGGCGTGTTTTGCCCTGTTGATCTCTGCTGATGTGATCACTGGCCTTATCTGTCCCACTATAGTCTCCGGTCCCATATTCAGTGCCCTAATAACACTAGGATACAGAGAGTTGATGTCAACAGATCCGATCCAGTCATGTATTCCTTTTTGTGGGGTCGCCACGTGTGCCCCTGCCGCCGGTTGATTTTCCTCACCGTCTTTCTTGTACTTCCTGCCCGGTACCTGCATTCCACGTCTGTGTGTTTCATTTACGATTGCCTGTTCCGTCACTGCGACTGCACCCATTGTTGTCTGTAGTAGTACAGTGTTTTGGTGTGCTATCTCATTGGCAAGTTCTATGAACTTTAATTTCTTCTCTAGTTTGGCCAACAGTGCAGTATCCTGTCTGTTGTATTCTATGAACAATCCAAAGTCATTCTTGTACAAGTTATCGAGCGAGCCTTCGTAGACTGTTTTCCTCTCATCCAGCTCATGTTCACCTATTGCATCCAGTCTGAAACTGTGTCTTTCCTCATATGTGTATTTCCTGTATAGTTCCAGCAAGTCCAAGTGTACACGTCCCACAAGATCAAAACTTAACTGTTCCCTGCCATACTTCTCGAACACCCTCTTTCTGGGCTTTTCACCCCAAAAACAAAGACGCCTTGTGTCATCCGAACTTAACACTTTTTGTATTCTACCCACAGTGTATGGAATGTCATATCCCTCACTGTTCCAACCCGACAGTATGTCTGCGTCTTGCACTAGTTCTAGAAATGCATCTAACATATCTTTCTCTTTTTCAAAAAGCATTGTGTTGTCAAATCTTTTTGTGAGTTCTTTTGCATCGTCCATGCTGATAGTTTTTGGAGGTACTGCGAAGGTGACCAGTTGGTCCGTCCAGCTCATGTAACAACTTATGGCAGTTATGGGCATGAACGGATCATCTGTTGTTGAATAACCTCGATCGGGATCGAAGTCTACTTCAATATCAAAAAACATAACATTTAATTTGGGCGTTTCCTTGCCCAAGTAGTTCTCTTCCAAACACCTGAACACAGGATTGATATCATTCTCGTACAGTTGTTTGTTAGATCTAATCCTCTGTTCTTTTATGAATTCTTTGTTGGTCGAACACTGCACTCTCTGTAAAGGTGCACCAGTCATTGACCTGTGTTTGCCCCTTGCGTCCTCGTAGTAGAACACGTACCTGGCATCATACTCTGTGAATATCCTGCCCTTCTTGGGATCACGTTCTACGACGTAAATCTTGTCCTCGTCTTTTTTAAATAATGCGTCTATGTAACTCATCCTACCACCAATAACTTGCTACGCCGTAACCGTAGACATTTATGATTGCGAAGTAGCCAGTGATCATCATCACGAACGCCGCTTCTCTCCTGTATGAAGCATAACATTGTGTTAGTGCTCCTACCAAGAATCCCGGATACACAATAGTCATGTCCGGATCTGAGGCTGTGATCGCAAGTGTTAGGCTGGCTCCAACTGTGAAAATGAAACTGACGAGTTCGAAATAGAACGCTGTCCTGTCACTCTCAAAACTACGAAGCCAGAATGATCTGACTTTGTCCAACATTAAAGTTTGCCGGCCGTGTTCAGTATGCTTTCCAATGTGTCCATCTCATCTGCGATGTTCTGGTAGTTGCCTTTGTGTGCAACAGATATCGCTTTGTTGATCAGTGCTGGTTTTAATTCTAGTTCCTCTGCGATTGCTTTTACTGTGTCTTTCAATCCACCCTTCAAGTCCTCAACCTCACCTAGTACCTGTGAACCTTGGGAAATGATCTGGATTAATTTCTGCTTTTCAGCGTCATTAAAGTTTCTTACTGCCATTTGTTTCTCCTGTTGTTATCCAACAAGTATATAACAGATCTTTGCTGAATGCAAATTATTTTTTCTTTTTGGTATTGACGTTGATTGCTTTACCACGTCTATTAGGATTAGGATCTTTTCTTCTTTTCCTTTTGGCCGCGGATGCCCTGCCTTTTTTACCTAGTGCGTATGCCTTCTTGGCTGGTAAGCATTTGGGTTTACCCTCGCCTTTGCTTTTGCCACCGCAGGCACCTCTGATTTTTCCTTTTGGTCCAACCCTTACCCATTTGTCCTTGAACCACTTCTTGAGGTCCTCGTTGAGTGTTTCTTCAAACACCAATTCACCACAGTTGACACAGATGTCTAGTGATTCTCTCTTGACACAGTTTGGTACTCTTTTGCCGAACATGGTCTTCATGCCCTTTTTGGTGTAGCCCTTCCAACATCTAGTGCCTTCGTCGACCAATGCGTTTAGGTCGTAATTGGGATTGATTGCTCCATGTTTCATTTTGGCTATCGCGTCCATCTGCATGGCCACCATGAAATCGTAATCAGAAACATCATTGGTCCTGTGCGTGTAAATCTTCACTAGAACCTCGTCATAGAACACACCCAGGTCAGCATGGTGGTCAAGTTTCTCTTGTGGCTTGA